ACTGGAAGTTCCGTAACCCGTGCAGGAGGCGGTGGCGGCGCTGCTGGATACCTTGGAGGAACGCCCGGTTCAGGCGGTGCTGGTGGCGGCGGCGCAGGTTTGCAAACAGGAACAGCAACTAGCGGCACAGCAAATACTGGCGGCGGTGGAGGTGCTGCTGGCAACGGTACAGGCGGTTCCGGTGGTTCTGGCATTGTAATCATTCGGTACGCAATCTAAGGGAAGAGGAAGAAAAGAAATGGCACATGCAGCACGCATTGAGGACGGCATCGTCCGTGAGGTCATCGTTGTCCCTGACAACCTTGACGCTACGGAAAGTGATGCAGCGATTGAGGCGTACATTCACGGTATCGGCTTGACAGGTAAGTGGATTCGTACAAGTTACAACGGAAACATCCGTTCCCGCTACGCGGGTATCGGTTTCACTTACGACGCGAACGCGGATGAGTTCGTTGCTCCTGTCGTTGAAGAGCCTGCTGAATAAACCCAACTAACTCAACCCCCCGCATGTGTGAGGTGCGGGGGTTTACCTATACCCAGATTGGATAAGTAGTGGTTGATTTCGATGTGACCAGTGATGTAGTAGAGGATCTATCGTTTGGCTCTACTGTTTCTGGTGTCGGTCAGGTCAATGCACCGGACTCAACTAACTGGGATTGTGCCATTGGCGACCTGACATTCTTGTTGGGTACGAGTCAACAGAACCCGTTTGTTAGGGAAACCGCAGACTTCCGCAGGCAGCGAATTGACACTGAGCGTAATCCCGGTGAGCAGTCAATTGACTCTGGTTACTGGGTTCGTTCGCAACCATCATGGCATTACGGCTCTGGATTAAGCACTGCCGAACCGCTTGAGGCCAATGAAGAGGAATCGCAGTTTCGTTACAAAGAGGGCGGCGGGGTAAATCCTTGGACTGCTGGTGAGTTGACCCTGCTGAACGAAACGGCAAGCGTACATTCATCGTCGGCTACCAATATGTCTGTTCTTGGTGTTCAGACGGGTGTCCTTTTTCGGGAAGATGCAGTCCTTACTTACATAGATAACGCCGGAACAGCGACGGCAGTTACCTGGGGTGGCACGGGGAACATCGGCTCTATGACTGACACGGGCCAGTACTACCTTGTGTCGAACGATACTGGCATTTACCGTGGTGATCTGCCTAGCGGCACGGGAACTCTTATATATAACAACAAGTCCACACCATCCTACACGCTGATTAGGTGGATCAAGTCTCGTGTCATGTACGCCGATGGCGTGGATATTCACGAGATTACTGACCTGACACCTTCTTCAGCGTCGCTTCCGACTGCATTATTTTCTCACCCCAACAGTGACTGGGAGTGGACTGACTTCGCTGATGGGCCTACGAGCATTTACGTCAGTGGGTACAGTCTAGAGAACTCCGCTATTTACCGCATCGGTATCAGCACTACGGCTACTACGACAACCTTGTCTCAGCCTGTGATCGTAGCGGAGATGCCTCGCGGTGAAGATATCTTGTCAATGTACTCGTATGTCGGGTCTTTCTTGATTATCGGAACCACTAATGGTGTTCGGGTTGCGTCCATTAACGATGACGGATCTTTGACTATTGGCCCTTTGGTGGTCACCGATGCTCCCGTTGACGACGCTGTGGCCTTTGGTTCATTTGTATACGTCACTACACGCGACAAGGGTAACGCGGGTGACCGCACGCAGAGGGCTGGATTATTCAGGATCGACTTGGGTCAGACCCTTAACAATAACCCCCTGAACTTTGCTCATGCGGCAGACCTAACCATCCCATCTTCTTCTACTGCCACTGGGAATGCTGTTAGCGTCACCACTTCCGACGACAAGATTTGGTTTTGCGTCACGGGCACGGACGGTGGGGTGTTTAAGCAGCAAGACACGTTCGTGGATAGTGGCTGGATAGAGACTGGTCGCATTCGTTTGGGTACGGTGGAGAGGAAGGGTTGGAGAGATATCCGACTTCTCAGTAAGTCTGGGTTTGCAGGGACTTCTACCGCTTACGCATCTACGACGGAAGAGGGGTCACCGTCAACTTGGTCGTTAGCAATTATTGGTAGTGGTGAGAATAACGATATCACTGGTAAGTTGAATGTTGCTGCACCGTCACCAGAACCCAATCTTTACCTTGCCTTTAATCTGCAAAAAGATACTGCTACAGGAGAGACAGCCAAGTTGATTGGCTACCAGTTGCGTGCAGTTCCAGCACCGGAGCGTACCAGACTCCTATCTGTTCCAATTATGCTGTTCGACTTCGTTACTGACCGCAAGGGCCTAAAGATTGGTCGCACCGGCTTCGCGTGGGATACATTGCAGAAGTTGCAGCAGTTGGAAGAGGACTCTGTTGTGGTGCAGTGGCGTGACTTTACGACGGGTGAGGCAGCGACTGTGTATGTGGAGAGAGTGTCGTTCACTCGCATGACACCTCCCACTAACCGTGTCAGTGGTGTCGGTGGTATTGCTACTGCCCTTCTGAGAATCGTGTAGCCATGACTTTCGGGGAAATCGTCGGCATCACACTGGGTGTGTTATCTATTCTTACCATCATCCTGACTGGCCTAGGCTGGTGGATTCGCACTCAGATCAAGTTGGCTACCTATCAAATTAGCCCAGATGCTAACGGTGGTAAATCCCTACCAGACTTGCACATAAAGGTTGACCGGCTGTGTGCTGACATGCAGCAGGTTAAGAAAGAACTCATCGAACTTGAAGATGAGGTAGAGGCGCTAGAGGAAGATGTGGAGAATCTGTATGAATAACTCGTGGAAAGATTTTATGTCTTTCATCAACGATCATCCCGTAGGTGTTGCACTCAAGGTCTTTGCTGCTACTGGCTTGACTTGGGTAGTTGATAATGTTGGTGACTTTGGCTGGCCTCCAGTCCTAGTCGTGGCTATCCCGCCTGCTGTGGTGGTCTTGATTGACTGGCTGAATGGGCAGAACGACCGCTTTGGGCGGCACGATGGCTAAGTTGGTTCCTGGCGGGGTAAAACTCCGTAGTCAGATTGACCGGAAATGGCCTAGGCGTGACCGAAAATCGGACGGTTGGATTGGTGACCGTGCCCACAGTACCCGTAAGTCGGACCATAATCCCGACAAGAACGGCTGGGTTCATGCGCTGGACATTGACGAGAACATGGGCAAGAAGGGCGTGTGGCGTAATGGTCGTAATGCCCGTAAGTTGGCTAACCAACTGAGGTTGTATGCCGCCTCGTCTTTGCCTGGTCACGACCGTGTGAAGTATGTAGTGTACGAGGGTAGGCTTACCTCAGGCACTTACCGTTCCACATGGTGGAAGTGGCGAAAGGGACAATGGGGACATTACCACCATATCCACATATCTTTCACAAAACATGCCGAAACGGACAGGAAGGTTTGGCCCCTGCCAATTCTGGCTACCAGTCGTAAGCAGGCAAAAATCTGGCAACGGAACTTGGATAGAGGGTCCGTGGCCTAGTCAAAACCCCCCAATTTACCCCCCCGAAATCAGCCTTTTAAGGGCCGTAGACGGCTTAGAATTAGCCCCCTGACCATATATGGTTGGGGGGCTTTTTCGTCGTCTTAGAATTTGTTTTAGGGATTTGTCCTACAACCCCTATCCATACCCATTATCCTTCTTTGGTCGCTCGCCTAAGGCTCGCTCCCTGCCGGAACCCTGAAAAAGAGAAATGCCCCCCTACCCCCCACGATTTCAAGATCGTAGCAGGTAGGAGAAACACCCTCTCAGGTCCGGCATGTGCCGTCGCCCGTCAAATGGAGTTTCTGCCCCACGCTCTCGCGCAGGAGCAACACTACCATCTGACAGGTCGTTGACAAGTGGGCGTGTCGTGTGCATAATCCCAGCATGGAAAATACACCGGGCTACCTAAGCCACAGTCAGATGACAACGTGGCTTCAGTGTGGCGAGAAGTACAGGCTCACGAAGATCGTCCAGGTTCCAGAAGATCCTGCATGGTTCTTTGCGGGTGGCACATCTGTGCATGCAGCGGCTGATGCAATAGATCATCAACTGCTGGAGGAAAGACGATGAGTCAGGCAGCCTACGACGCAGGTCTGGAAGCCTTTAGGCGCACCCTTGACGAAGAGGAAGCCAAAGCACCCAACGGCAACTGGCGTGCATCTGGTCGCAAGACCAAGAAGATGCCGGGTGGTGAGGACAAGTCTTGGTGGCTATCCGAAGGCCCACGGATGGTGCACAACTACTACAACTGGCGAATGAACAACCCGAACCTTGAGATTTGGCATACCCCTGAGGGCGTGCCAGCGATTGAGTTGGGTGTGTCCGTAAATCTGCCAGGTGACATAACGATGAAGGCATACATTGACCGCGTGTTTGTGGACAAGCAAACCAACGAGACAATCGTTGTGGATCTGAAAACAGGTAAGCCTCCCGCCGCAGCCTTACAGTTAGCGATGTATCGCATGGCTTTACAGGAGCAGTTTGCTACCTCGCCACGATACGGTGCATACTGGATGGGTCGGGAAGGCAAACTTGATTCGGTGCACGACCTAGATAAGTACCCCATCCCGATGGTGCAACGTTGGATGCGTGACGTATCGAAAGCCATACAGATGGGCGTGTTTGTTCCCAGTGTTGGAATCCTGTGTGGCTACTGTGGTGTCAGGCAGTTCTGCTATGCTCACGGTTCAACTGAATACATCCCGCAATTTGATAGTGATTTGGAGAAATGATGAGTAGTGAACCCATGCACAAGTTGACGGTCAAGGTGGGTGACGCATTGCGTACCATTCAGGCCGATACGCACGATCAGTTTGTTGACGAGTTGGAGAGAGCCAAGGACGACTTGCAGTCCTGCTACGACCTGCTCACTTTGGCTAAGGCTGTCGGCAATGTCGCACAGACACCAGCACCGACCGCTGCCCCTGCCGCAGTACCCGTCGCCGCTGAACCGGCTGCACCCACTGCATTTGCAACAGCCACCACTAAGCAGTGTCCTCACGGTGAGATGGTTCCTAAGACTGGTAGCAGCGCCAAAGGCCCGTGGAAGGGTTGGTTCTGCCCGACACCCAAGGACACGCCGGGTCAGTGCAAGCCGGAGTTCATCAATCGTGGCACTCCAGAGTGGAATAACTTCGCAGCATGAGATTGCTTGATAGGGCTATTCGCCACATAGATCAGGGCAAGACGGTCATCCCCCTTCCGTTCAAGTCCTGGTCGGATAGCCATATCAGCATACGCCGTGGTGAGGTCAGCATGATTGCTGGCCCACCCGGTGCTGGGAAGTCTACGGTGGCCTTGGCTATCGCTATGCGAGCGCAAGTTCCCACTCTGTATGCCAGTGCCGACAGTCACGAATCTACGATGGCTATTCGCTCCCTTGCCATGTGTACAGGTATGCAGCAAAGCGTGGTTGAGGAACGAATCGAAAGTGATCCCGATTGGGCCACCGCTATGCTCAAGGAGAACGCTAGTCACATCCGTTGGATGTTTGACGCATCGCCTACCTTGGCTGACCTTGAGGACGAAATTAATGTGTACCGTGAGTTGATGGGCGAGAACCCATCCTTGGTGGTAGTTGATAACGCCGTGGATGTTACTCACGACAGCGGAGATGAGTTCTCTTCACTCCGATCCTTGATGCGGGAAGTGAAGTGGTGGAGTCGTGACACAGGGGCAGCGTTCCTAATCCTTCATCACACATCTGAGGGGTACGAAGGTTACCCGTGTCCTCCACGCTCGTCACTGCATGGCAAGATCGCCCAGGTTCCTAGCCTCGTGGTCACATTGTCGTCCGACCAACCGAACATGATGGCAGCCGCAGC